AAGAGAGGAAGACTAATATCTCTTTTTTTTTCTCCCTTTAGGAAGCAGGTTCATATCTTCCATCAAGAGGATTGACCTTCGCCTCAATAGCAGTCTTAATGCTGCTTGCAAGAGCACCAAGATTAGCAGCAGTTGTATCACTGGCAGCCCTAGGAATAATCAGAGTAAGGTCTTTCTCTGACTTCTGAACAGCATGATTACTACCAATGTAGTAATAATGGATACCAATCATATCATACTCCTTGGTGGGGTCTACAAGATATTCTGTATTCCTTACATCAGGCCATCCCATACCTCTGTAAAGGTCAGCTCTCTCACCCATTGAGAAGTACTCAAGTTCAGCTGCAAGATGTCCGTTGGTAACAGTACCACCATCAGGAAGACCTGTGGTTATATATTCATCAGTGACCTCTTCACCACCATTCATCTTGTAACCATTATTATAAACAACATCAGCCCAGAAGACCTTAAGATTGTTCTTGGTAATAGATGAATTGTTGATTCTAAACTTAATAGGCTTATCTTGCTTTACACCAAGCACCCAATCCTGAGCAGCCTCAACAAGCTTAATACCAGTATAAGTTCCAGTAAGAGACTGGTTCTTGTCAGCATTAACCTCTACATCACTGCCTGAAGTAGTAAGATAGATATTAAGCAGCTTGGTAGCCTCTCTTGAGAGATTAATTGCAAGACTCTTGGCCATCTTTGCATAGAACTGGGAGGCAGTCATGCCTGTAACAGCATGAACAACACCCTGCTTCCAATACTCATGGTCAGGAGACATTCCAATAGGATTTTGGAATACGAGTCTCAGAAGATAATCTTCTCCTGCCACAATACCAGCATTGGTATTAAGAGTGATAAGAGCAGCATTCTTCTTTCTAGCCATCTTACTAGCAGGAGTATAGGTGATGTGCATAATCTTGTCTATGTCAATGAGGTCAGTCCTCACTACACCAGTAGCACCTCTCTGCATAAAGTAGATAGCTTTATCCACACTATTGTAACCAAGATAAGTTGCACCCTCACTGCTAGCCTTGGTTGGTTTGTTATCAATAAGTGAATTTACCACATAGGCATGGTTCACCTGATTAGATGTGAAAATTTGTGCCATTTTGTTAAAAAGGTTTAGTTAAACAATATTGTTATCTGTCTGTATTTATTCCTTTTGCTCTAAGAGCCATCAGCACTGCTCTTTCGAGTATAATCTTATGTAAGATTGAGTTTAATTTGCATTCAGTAGCTACACTGACACCTTCAATGGTAAGACCATCAGGTAAATCCTCAAGGATTATAGGTTCAGGTTTGCTGACATACCTAATCAAGTAGTTACCTACTTGATACTTTGATATAATTTCAACAATCCCATCCCCTGCATCAAGCCTTAGGGCTTTATACTTTGTGGCACCTCTGAAAGGATTATTCTTGATTTTATTATATTCATCCTGCCTAGTAGGTTGTACATTTATCCTTGAGCCATTGTAGCAACCTAGACTCTCATCATTATAAGTGATTTGTTCCATAGTAATGAAAGCTAGGTCACTAGGTAATTGAAAGAACACTGAGTTATTACTAACACCTGTACCTTCAATCATATCTTGAGTTGTGTACACTTTGGTTTTTACCAAAGAATCAAGTTGTCTTCTAAGCTCTTCAGTAGCTTCAAATGAGTCTCCATAGATATTCTTTCCATCATAATAGCTCATTACAAGCTCTTCTTGAGCCTTGGTAAGCAGCACTGATTTTTCATACTCATCTAGTGTAATATCTCTCTTTGAGGCTTGCTCCCCAAACTGAGCTTGTGTGCTGTAACTATTAAGCATTGTAGTGAAAGTATCACTAAATTCCCGTCTAGTCATGTTCTTTTATTTAAATTATTTATTCGCTTGAACAGCTAAGGCTGTCTGCGTCATTGTAGCACCTTGCCAAGATATTTTAGCTAGAGTAACTGCCCTCTCAAGAATCTCTTTATAAAATTCATCAGGCAGGTCTAGAGTACTTGGAGCAGTCTGTCCTTGAATACTGATGTTCTCTCCATAATTAGTCAGGTCTTCAAGGATAATTGGAGAAGGGACTTTGACATATCTCATTCTATAAGTAATAGAATTTACATTCTGTAATGTTTTGTTTCCTGTTCTACCAATTAGTTCAACAACTTTACCTGTGTAAGTATGTACTACTTGTGTTTCCAAGGTAGTAATACCTTGCCCAAAAAGAGTAAAAAGAATGTCTTCAACAAGTGGATGTATAGATATTTGACTCAAAACTGGAATATCATCTTCTAAGGATGTATTTCTTAAAATCTTTACAGTAACACCTGTAATCCTACTTTCAATAAAGATTACTAAATCTTTTAAAGTAAAGGTTGCAGGAACATATAAAAGATTATTTGTAGGGTCATAAACCATATCTCCACCCATTCCTAATCTTATTTCTAAATAGAAAGCATTAGAAGTTTTACTTATTACTGACCAATTGACATACTTACCTCCTAAGTATTGAACATAAGCATTAGGATGTTCTATAGTTTCAGTTTCAGTTGTGGTTTCTGTCCAAGTACCATTGTTTGTAATCAATCTCCAAGCTTGATTCTTTATAGGAAACTTAAATGGCTTAGCCATAAGCCTATCATATTCATCAAAAGAGACAGGCCTAATAGTAAACAGTTCCTCATCACTATTAGCATCTGCCTTTACTGATAGTTGCTCATTAAGAGTGAGCATCCAGTCAGGTGGTAGATTATAGGATACTGACCTTGGGTCAAATCTTCTATTAGGACTAATTTGACTTAAAGTCTGATGGGTGATGATACTACTAAAGTCATATTGTCTCTTTTGTGTATTATCAAATCCCCCATCAGAACTGTCTATTCTTGCATTAAAGTATTCTGGAATGAGTTGAGACTGAGCTTTTGTAAGAAATACACTCTTCTCATACCCATTCAAGCCAGGGGCTTGATTAGATGTGATGTTATTATATAACACATCAAACTCTGTACTCAACTCATTTAATGCTACCATATTATTCTTTTACTTTAGCTTCAATAGTAAACTTAAGTTCTTGGTTCTTTGGCAGACTTAAGAACTTAGCTGCAATATTCAGTGTAGGTTCTTCTCCATTGCTACACAGAGGAGTGTTGTCTGCTTTGTAGTACAGGTAGTTACCTCTATTGGCAATAACACCTGCCTCAATAGCTTTCTTGATAAGAACCTTGTTGTCCAGCAATGGGTCTCTGACAACAGAGAGGAATAGCTTGGTATTGGTTTCAATGAGTTCACCAATCTTACCTTGCAGATATTCAACCTTGCTGTTAGCAGCAGTAGGTCTACCATCCATAAGTTCAATGACTACTCTCATCTTCTCCTTGTCATCCTCAATCTTACCAAACTCCTTGTAAGCCTGAGCTTTACTTGTAACTCTGATATTGGCATCCTTTGCAGAGTCTTTTTCACTGACCATCACAAACCTATAGGTTGCCTTTGGCTTGTCTTGAAGGGCTTGCATAGAAGGGGCAATGATGTCACTGTAGCTTCTCAGGATGGCTAGTTTGATATAGTCAAGTGGTTTAGACTTGTCAAAATAGTTGTCACCCTTAATCAGTTCAACTCTACCAACACCCTGCTGATTGGAATCATCCCAGAAGTTGTTCTTCCTATTATAGACACTCAGTGCATTGGGTTCAAGACCAAGTTTCCATTCAAGGAACTTCTTTTCCTCTTTAGTGAGGACATCAGCATACTGACCTGACCTTAGCATAGGAACTGGGAACTTAACCTTTGACCTTGGAGCCATGTTTCCAAATAGAACATGCTTTGGGTCAGTGATATTTCCTCTTGCTTTTGCAATGAACCTCACAATGACAATTTCATTGGTAAGGCAGTTCACTAATGAACTTCTCTCTTCTGAGAGTCTAGTCACCTCAGTCTCTTCCTCAGGGAAGAGTTCACTATCCTTGGGGATAGGAGTTTTTTCTACTGGTTGGTTGATTGTCTCTTCGTCAAGTACAATATCAAGACTTTCTTCTTTCTTCTCTTTTGCCATTTTTTATTCTCCTTTTGGTTAAAATGGGTAGGGGAGTTACCCCCTATCCTTTGTTTGTTATTTAGCCCTGTAGAATAGCAGGGATAATAGACATTGTTCTGGTTGGGTCATACACTAGAACACCGAGTGTTGCAATCTTGTGGATGACTGCTGAATCCTCATCATAGCTAGCATAACTGTTGTTAGTTTGGCCAGTGAAAGGATTTCTGAAAGGACCCCACTGATAACCCCTTCTTTCAGGTTCATTCTCTACAACGCACTTCTGAATGTTAGGATTCTCAGGGCTACCAATCTCCATGATGTCATACCTGTAGCTGAATGCAGGACCACCATGAGGGTGTTGAATCTTGTTCCTTACAGGGTCATCGTAGTATGGGTCTACATCTACCTTGAGGGTGATACCCATAGGAGCAAGGTACTCAACAAACTGGAAGCCAGCCTTCAGAGCATTCTGATGCAGAGGACTGTTGGTCTTCTGAACCACACCAAGAGCATCACCATTGAGTGCAAACATCTTCCATCCGCTGACCTCAGACATGATAGCTTTGTGGAACTGTTCAGCACCCTTTTGACCAGTCTTCATAATGAAGACCCTATCCTTGATGTCAAGCTCACCATAAGACAGGTCATACAGAGCTTCCTCAATCAGTTTCAGACTGAAGGTGTTGTAATAGATAGTGTTAGCCACTTCCATCTGCTCATAAAGACCAGCACCTGTCTTGATGGCACTACCAGACTTACCAATGTTGGTGTACTCACCATTGCTGTTTCTGTTGCTCCTACCAAATGCCATAGCATTGTTCTTGTAGTCAGCAAACTGAGTTTCGACTGCATAGTCTACATAGTGCATCCACATATTAGTTGTGGTTCTCTTACCATCAACAATTACAGGAACACCAACAGCAAGTTTCTTGTTAAGTTTGTTACCTGGAACTTTGTGTTTGATTCTGATGTGTGAGAACTCGTTTCTCATCTTGATGTCAGATGCAAACCTCACATCACCAACTTCTCTAGACATTTCTGCCTCAACGAAAGCAGCTTCCACACTGAATAGCTCACCTTGAAGTAGTCTCTCAGCAGGAACACCATCCTCGTTACCACCAGCAAGTTCTACTCTGTAGACTGCATTGGTTCCTTCCATCCTAGCATCACCAAGGATTCTGAACTGATAGACCTCGTTGAGATTACCAACGATGTATTCACCATCAGCAAACCAATCCTTACCAAACACCAGATAGAAAGGGGCAGTACCAACACCAACATTGTCACTAGTAGAAGTAACAACATTGCCATCCTCATCCCTAGCTTCAATAAGCTCGATGTTCTGCCTGTCACTACCAGTTAAATCCCACTGATATTCATCATCTGTTGGGAATGACTTGGTAGGGAATTGACTTAGCAGAGTGTCAAGTGTTCTACCTCTCCTTGCAGCAAGCATCTGAATCATCAGGTTACTAGCCTTCTGAGGAGCTGCACCAAAGATAGCACCAAGGTGATTGTCTCTGGTCAGACCTTTCCAAGAGGTGAACTCTCTAGTTTGAAATTTACCTAGCAAATTTGCCATACTTGTTTAATTTTGGAATTAATAGTTTCTTATATATCGAGTTTCATCCCTTTTCCTATGAAAGAGTTTTCATCATTAACACCACTGGCAAAGTCTAGATTACCATGAGAATTTCTTGCAGTGTTATTGATTTTCCCCTCAAGTTCAGAGAATCCTCTCTTAACTTCTTTCTTTACTTTTTTATCAACCAATCCGTTGATAGAAGTGAAACCATCTGTAAGGGCATAAAGTAGACCTAATTTAGCTAGGAACTCTTCGCTGTTATCAAGCTCAAGCTTTTGCACTGCTGTGTAGGTCTCTCCTGTTTTAGGGTCTCTGTAGATAGGCTTGCTAATAGCATCATAGGCTGATTGCCTTACATCCTTACTGAGTTCAATGTCACCAAAGAATTTGGTCTTTCCTTCAATAATGGACTTCTTGATTCTAGCTGCCTTCTGATTCCTCTCTTCTGCCTCTTGTTCAGCTTCCTTCTTTGCATCATCACGGAGTTTCTGATAGCTTTCAGTGTAGTGTTGTTTCAGACTCTGAAGTGCTTCCTTGGCTTCATCAACCTCAGTACCATCTTCAAAAATCTTGTCTACTTTCTGTTTAGCTCTCTCAACTTTGAACCCCTTGTTAAGGTAATCCTGCATGATGATTCTTCTCCTTAAATCATCACCTGCATCACCCTCAACCTCAATGTTCTTTTCTTGGTCATTGAGCCAGCCAATAAGCTGCTCATGCTGCCTGATTTGGTCAGGCTCAACACCATTGTCAAGTGCCTCTGCAACTCTTCTCTGTTGCTCATCAAGACCAGCCTTGATTTGTGCATCAATGGCTTCCCTGAATGACTGGGCATCCTTAATGTTGTTGATAGTCTCTTCATCAAGGTCTGGGAAGATACCTTCTTCTGCAAAAGCTGTGGCAATGGAAGAGAAGAAGTCAGGAGAAGTACCACCCTCTTGGGAATTGGTATCTTCCTTGTTGCCCTTGTTATTTTCTTCTTCACTACCTACGCTCTCTGGCTCCCTACTACCATCATCATCAAATAATGTGTCTGGGTCTACCTCAGCAGTGTCTGTTTCTTCATTACTTGGTTGTTTTCCACCCTCTTCAGTTTCCTCAGGTTGGGTGCCACCTTCATCACCTCCAAATAGGATTGAACTCAGTTCATCCCCATCTAGAATGTTGTCAATTCCTAATCCATCCATAATTATCTTCTCCTTTTAGTTAGTTAAACTGAATGCAAAATTACACACTTTTTCTGATATACACAAGCCTCTAAGGAAAATCCTTAGAGGTTGTGTAGAAAAGTACTTAGTTTGCAGGTTTGGTTAGACCTAGATTAAGGTCTTTATATTCCTCCATAGCATTAAAGCAGGGGCAGGCTTTGATGTATTCCCAAGTGTCAATCTTGCCATTACCATTCTTGTCAGGACTGATGTCCCTATGTCCCATGATATAGGCTTTAGGGTACTTGACTCTTAGGTCTTGAAGGAGTTTTAATAGAGCTGCTTTCTGTTGAGGAGTCCTGTTATCAACACCTCTATGATTGTTCTTTGTAATTCCACCTACATAAGAAATGTTGATTGCTGTGCTATTGTAGCCTGCTACACCATTAGAAACCTTGTCTTCTGAAAGCATATTGAAGATTGTTCCATCAGGTCTAATCACATAATGATAACCAGGGTATCTCCAACCTTTTCTTTTGAACTCTCTTACAAGGTTCTCATCTTTGTAAGTCTCTTGATAACTGGCTGTGCAGTGTATGAAGATTCTCTTAATGTTTCTCATTAGCTTTTGCTGTTTTAGGAGTTCTAGGTAATCTTTGTCTAGCACTACAAGTTAAGTCATAGCATATAGACATCATAAGTTCATTAACTTGCTTTCTTAGTTCTCTCACCTCTTCATCAAGTTGCTCATTTCTCTTAAGAGCTTCCTCAAGCCTTGCTTTATTATCGTCAGATAGTTTAGTGTAAAACTCCAATGATTGTTTCATATTATCAATCACTGTACTATCTACTTCGCTGTAGTATTTTTTCCTAGTGAAGAAATAAGAAGCCCAGCTACCTGCAATAGTAGTAACAACGCCTATTAATGCAATGATGATTTCACTATTCATTTCCTTCTATTTTTATGAATTTTTGGTTTGTGATTTTTATATGTGGGTTCTTCTCCTCCACTTTTACTTCAGTTGAAATATATGTCTTCTTGAACCAATTAACAAAAAAGCATTTACTTTTGCCTCCTACATACTTCTTCTCATTATAGATGTAGATGTATTGCTCACTGTTGAAGGTAGGTGTTGTGGTAACTGTTGAAGGGTACTTCAATTGCAGTCTCATGTTATACCAGTAGTCTCCAATGGTGGTGTCAATATTCACATCAGGCACAAATATAGTGTCGGATACTGTGACTGTATCCACTCTTTGAGCTTGGCTTAACTGATATTGAAGGTCCTGAATCTTATTATCAGAAATCTTCAACCTCTGCATAGTGGCAACAAGCTTCCTGTCTATGGAATCTTTGCTGGCATAGAGTTCAGAGATAGTCATTCTGTGTTGTCTTATTTCACCTTCAAGACCAGAATTGGCTATCTGATAAGCCTCTACATTTTGAAGTTCCTTCTCATACAATGCCTTGTATTTATTTGAGCTACTGCATTGAGTGGCAAGGCATACTGATAGTAAGCAGATAATAGCTGCTATAGCAATATAGATATACTTCTTCATATCCAAAATTTTTGCAAAGATAAGTATAATTTTTTAAATAGCCAAACAAATAAGTAATTTACTTAGTCACATAATAGAAAAGTACTGATACTATACAGTACCAGTACTTATCATGTATCTAAACACTCTGTGCATCTTTTGAATAATATAACCAATTAGATAAGCTGCTTTTTCAGTGTCTTCTTCAACACCATAATATTTACAAATATGAGATTGAACGTGTTTTGCTTCATGCACAATTGTGCTTAGAAACTCCTCTTGACTTGATGTAGGAGCTATACTAACTATACTTTTTCTTTTATTGAAATCAGTGTAAGTAAATCCAGTATTCTTTTGTCCTAAGTAAGCATTGTAAACAACTATTATTTTCCAGTAGCCTTCTACATCAATGTCTTGTCGAATCATAACATATCTTCCCAGTTAATTGCAATACCACAGTAGCACATATCTGCATACCACCTATTGAAGACAAGGCCATCAGGAGCATCAACGTCATCAATTACATCCTTTATATAAAGAGCCAAATGATGCTCGTCTATTACACTAGAGTTAAGAAAATCAGCCTTACACATACAAGCTACATAAGCAGTATCATATAGTTGGGCATTTTTAACATCTACTCCATGAGCAGAAAGTATTTGATTAACTTCCTCTCTAGTATAAGGTTTAATCCTCCTTTCTTTCCCATCAACTATTTGGGTCATCTGTGATACAGCAAACTCAAATAACTTTCTATTGAAATGAGGTCCATAATTTTTCATATAGACTAACATTTCTCTAGGATATTCATCAAATTGTGTTAAATTAGTTCTTTCCATAGTCTTAAGAATTAAGGGAGTAAGGAGGACTCACTCCCTGTTAATTTACCTCATTCTTCTGCGATAGCCGTATCTGCCATCCATCCTATTGTTCATCATTCTGTCATTCATGTCCATCATTTCCTCATCACCGCGATATGACCTTTCATCATAGTCATAATCATCAGTCCTAGAGTCTTCAATGCACTCGACAATCATAGAAGCATATTCTTCCATCTTTCTTGCTTTCTCAAGAAGATGCTCTCTGTCCCTTTTACTTCTGAATGATACCATAATCATAGTCTAATCCTTTCTAATTATTGCCTTCTCCCTTATCCAGTCTAGCAAGAAGTTGTTGAATATTATCTTGAAGAGTTTTTACTTGTCCCTGTAAATCTTGGATAGCTTTATCCTTTTCTTTATCTGCCCTAAGAGAGGGATTTAATTCCTGTAAGGCTTCCTCATAATCCATGACTAGCTTTTTATGTTTATCCACACTTTCAAGGATACTTCTGCTATTTTGTAACATGGCATTTATATATGAGTTTAATGCTTCCTTACTCTCTGCTAATATAAAGGCATCATTACCAAAGTTAGCTATTGCTCCATTAGGAATCCCTTTAAATTCTCTTCTTTCACCATTAATAACAGCTATAACATCTACAACTGTCTCCAAAGTAGGATTGAAACTATTATACTTTGGTCTTGGTATTGAGACCCTTTCAATTGGACCACTAAGAATCTTAGGATTGCTTGTAAGGTCTAGTATATAAAGAATACTATTCTGACTTAAGTTTGAAAACATAGTTATTGAATTTATTTGTTTAAGCTATTGTACGAGACATTAATGTCAAAACGCCTCTAAATCTGTCATTGAATACAGTAAAAACATTTACTCCAAGAAGTTCTGCAACTGTTACTGGAGTACCATTAGGCAATGTAAGTGCTCTAGTAGTACCATTAAGAGTAAGGGTTACAGGTAAGGTTGTTGTAGTTCCAGTAGGAATGACATCTTCAACGAAGATAGTCATATATCCTACTGGCTGTATTCTACGAAAACCAAGAGCTATATCTACACTCTCAGTACCTATAGTAACATTGGTAGAACTAAGATAAGGAATACCACCTGCATTAGTTGCCACATTAGGTGTACAATTCATACTTTTACCTCCTATATTTCCTTATTTAGAATACAATGTTATTACCAAATCCATTACCATAGCCATAAAAACCCTGTCCTACATAAGGAGTAGCATTAGCTGCTATAAGGTTAGGCCATTGTACTGGAACAGTATTAGGCTGCTTTGCTGCAATAGCATCAATCTTGTCATCAAGAGCATGGAAAGCTGCATTGAATTGAAGAGTTTGATGGTCATTGCTAATCTGGTTTCTCAGTTGAGTGATAATATCTCCCTGAGTGTTAATCTTATTTTGAAGCTCTCTTTCCTTAAGGTCACAGAACTCCTTAGTAATCATAGCATTCTGATTAGCAATAGCTCCTAAAATACTATTAGTATTTCTGTCTGCCTGAGTGCTTATGGCATTAGTTTGCTGATATACTGCAAGTTGGTCAGCTTCTTTATTTTGAGCAAGCTGCAACCTAACATTAGAATCATGTGCAGCTAATTGGCTCTGTAGTGCTGAAGTCTGATTAGCAATAGCTAATCTATTCTCGCAGCAACATTCACAAAGCTGTCTGCCAAGAGTGGCATCACCAGCCTGGATAGCGTTGATGGTTTGCAGTCCTGTCATACCAATTTGAGCACCTATCTCACCTAGTTTACTATTTGCAATAGCAATAGCGTCTCTTACACCTTCAATACTAGTATGTGAGATTTGAGCTAATTGAGCAAGAGCATCAGCCCTGCCATTAAGAGCCTGTAGGATTACCTCTCTACCAGCATCATTGTTCAGTTGGTTTGCAATATAGCCATTGCCTCCACCAAAGCCATTAAATCCATTACCCCACATACCACCTCCAAACATATTGAGGAAAGGCATAATAAATGGATACATGAACATCATCCAAAGAGGATTGTTGAATCCATTACCAAAACCACCACCACTACCAAGTAATAGAGCAGTAGTAGCATCAATACCATTGTTTCTGTTCTCAGGGAACATAAAAACTTTGCTGTCGTCCATAAATTTACTTTTTAAATAATTAAACAATATACTTTTTGTAAGCTTACGGATGCAAAGATACGACAGTTTTTAAAGATTTTCAAACATTACCATATAGAAACAAAAAACCCCTAACTATTAACTAGTTAGGGGTACATTATATTACCAGAAAAATCAAAAAATTCTAAGCCTTTTTAAAATTGCACGGATTTTAGTACCCTTAGGTACTAATTCATCTACATACCATTTAAGTTCTTTGAAACCACCTTCTTTTCTACCTTTAGGTAATTTACCTTCTTTTACTAAAGTATCAAATTTACTTCTAGACATATTCAAAGCAATAGAAGCATTTTCTTTACTTACAGGAACATGACCTATTGCATTGCAAGCTTCAAGCATTTGTTCTTCATTCCAACTACAATTACCTGAAAGTATTCTGTTGCCTACATCTATAAATAGATGTCCTACTTCTTCTCTAACAGCATCATCCATTATTTTTGAATTTTAAATATACTATAGATAGTGTGGTTATCCCTGCCGTGATTAAACTTATCAATACTGTTGTTTCATAATACTTCGTAAAATCAAGATAATAGTCTAAAACCACTATTATCCAGTTTACAAATATATAATAGATAGGTAATCTATGATATGTACAAAAATTAAATACAAAAGATGTAATATACAAAAACAACAGTGGTAATAAAGATATTCCAGCTATGTATGAAATTAAAGGAATATCTATGTAGAAATAAGATAGAATTGTATTTAATAGGTAGAATAATGCCAATACATAAGGTATTACTTTTATTATATACAACTCTATCTTATATAAAGACTTTTGAAGTGTATTACTTCTTAAGTTTGCCTCCACAGCCATATCTTCTACTGTTATTATTTCTAGTGACACCTGCTTTAGTTGTCATTGGTTTTTGTTTGGTGCTTTTACTTTTACTATATTTAGCCATATCCATTACATTAATCTTTTTAAATCAGGTATATTACTCAAGATATTAGCTATGATATTCCTACCAAAGTCAGCTTCATTCTCTTTATGATGATTCCTTATTTTAGATTTAATTAATTCATAACCATCTTCATTCGCAGGTAATGGTTTCTTAGTAAGACTATTTATCTTTTTAATCCTATATTTTCCAACTATGTTATTTTCAGAATCTACGACATTTACTTCTAATCCAATATAAGCATTTGAAATAGATGTAATTTTATCAACCGAATCAACAATAACCCTAGGATCAAGTGCCCCAGAAGCACTATAAAGCTAGTTTTGATTTATATTAATTTTATTTGCCATTATTACATCAGATATATAATATTTATTTGTTTCTGCAGATTCAATCTTTTCAAAGAAACAAAAAAAAAAAAAATATTAATTATTGTTTACTATAAAAATCTATAGAATTATTTATATTATAATTTTTAATATTATGTTTATTATTCATTAATAGGTTCTTCACTTTCAGAATTTTCACCTTCAATAGGAGGTTCTGGAGTCGGAGGTATAGGAACAATGGCTTCTCTTATTTCATAACTTGGTTCAGGCATATTGTCATACTGACTTTGAATAATATCTTGATAATGTTTTACCTGACCTTTTGCTGTTTCAATGTAGTGAAGATTGCGAAGAACAAGTTTATATTTATTACAGGTGCAAACTTCACCCTCTTTGAGTTCAGTTCCACACAAAGCACATTTTCTTATTCCGTCCAATTCAAGGACGCATTCTTCTAAACTTCTAACTTTATTAGCCATATATTTAAATTTTTATTTCGTTAAACATAATTTTGAACAACATTTACAATAACAACATCAGTACCGTTTGAAATGATAACCTTAGCACCTCTTGGGTTGGTAGAATTGGCACTTGTAGCTGTTAATGTAACAGGATAAGCACCACTTGTTAAACTTCCTACACTTGCAGTTAACCACAAATCTGTTGTACTACCATCTGGATTCTGTGCAGTAGCAGTAATAGCAGAGGAAGAGTATACGTTAATTGTTTTTGAAGAAGCAGATGCTTCTAGTAGTATTGTAGTATCTTTGACCTGTAATCCTATAGTTTCTCCATTACTGTCTATCCATGCTTCTCCATTCCAATATATAGGTTTACCTAAACTTGTATCAAAATACATTGCACCTATATTTCCTGATGTAAGTACAGGTCTACTATTTGAATCTCCTTTTGTAGATTCAAGTTCCCAGTTTGTACCATTCCATATAGCATTAGCTTTTAAAGATTCAACATATATTTTAGTACCATTTTGTAAGTTAAACAAAGGTGCAGTTCCATTTTCTCCAATAGAAGGAAGGTTAGCAAAATTAGTGACGTAAGTTTGTGGAATGAGTTTTCCTAAAGGAAGTTCATTATAAAAGTCATTTTTATATTCTATAGTAAAAGTTTTGTTAGTTATAAATTTAGTAATATTAAAGCCATTAAATCCATCTCTACTTTTGTAGAGACTGACTCCTCCATTACCTACGACTCCAGAAGAACTTACTTTAAATTTTTCTCTTGTAGTACTATTACAATTTAATGGCATGATAGCATAATTTGATACAGCACTAGCAGTAGCTCTTTCTGTTTTTATTAATTCACCTGTAATACTATGTATTAAATAAATTTCATCAGTATATATATTACTACCTGTTATAAAATGCTTAAGTGTTTGAAATATGTACCTTTCTCCCTTAACTTCTAAATTAAGCGTCTCTATACAATAATTTGTAGAAGAAGTACTATCTATATAATCTGATGGGACTGCATGACTAATTATGGTTGTTCCTCCTGCTGCACTTACTTCACTAATTATTTTTGCTTTAAAATAAGGTGTAAAACGGAACCAATATGCAAGACTAGCACTTCCAAGCTGAGAACCAGTAATTTGAAATGTATTATTATTGTATTTGCAATTATATAATTGTGTAAACATAAAAGGTCTTAAATGGGTATTTTTAAAGGTATTAGATTCTATAAAACCTGTTATAGGATACCCACTATTGTTTGTTAATGCTACATTATCGAGTGTATTATTGCTGAGTAATATAGATTTAAAATTTTCAGTTCCAAAAGATAAATAACGGATTGCTAATAGTGCTAGTTCTTGTACTTTAGATTTAGTTTTTGAAGCTGTAAATTTCCATATACTATCATTATAAATCACAAGATTGTTTATAGCATAGTCAGATGTGTCTTTATAATTGATAATTTCTGTAACGTCAGTTGAATCCCATTCTCCATTATGTCCATTTACAAAAACATAATACTTAGTATTATAACTAACAATATCGTCCGTACTATAAGAACTTTCTTCTAAAAATTCCGAAACTGCACTAATATCTTTAATTTTTGTTACAATATTTGATTCCCATCCAGGATTATAATCATCTGTCATGGAAATCAAATTATTGCTAATAGTAACTGTTTCTATAGTTTCTGCTCTAAAATTAAATAATACGCAGCCAGCATATACATTACCAGATGTAGTTGGTCCAACTACTTTATTAACTTTAAAGCTATTGTTTGTAAATGTAAATTTTTCAATTCCTACATCAGCAGTGCTTGGTAAATAATTTCTTTGTGTGTAAAAAGAATAAAGAGTAAACGTATTATTATCTATTATTAAATTTTTATAATTTGCTTCACTAAAAAAATGATTATTATATTCCATATAATCAGCATATTTAGCTGTAGTATTAGGATGATTTAAAATGTATCTTTCATTTATTACATCAATACTTTCTTGTATATAGGAATTATTTTTATAGGTTCTTAACGCATATTGATAGTTTCCTCCAGTTTTAGATTTTAAAAGTTCATGAAGTTTTGAAGTTGTTTTTGATATTTCAAATACATTTTTAACAAAATTATTTTCATAAAGAAGTGTTAAACATGATAAATAAGAATCATATACAGCAGAATTACTCTCTGTATATATTATATTAGTAAATGAGTTGAAATTGTAGTGTATATAGCCTCCCTCAGCTACAATGAAAGTGTAATATGTAGGAGCTCTCCAAGAAGATTCATCGCTGGGAGTCCAATCTTCATCATTATATATCGTATTATTATTTATTTCTAGTGTTCTTTTTCCATTTAACCCCGAGTTTTTTACAGCATTGTTAGCATCAGTTCCATTAGAGGTAGCAAAAGAGAATAACTGACAAAATAAATTATGTACTATATTATTATTGATGATTACTAATTCACATAAAGAATCATCCATATAGATTCCAATGTTTGAACCGCTACTTGTATACACCTTATTAAACGTACACCCAGTTACTTTAAATAATCCAATCCCTTTATTATAATTAGTTGTTGTAGCTTTTCTATAACAGGTGATTATTCTTATGTTTCCCTCAAATGTACAATTATCTACTATAAAATCGCTTTTTTTATCTATTGTATTATCTGTATCTGGTATATAAAATAATGTACAGTTTGAACTAGTGTCATTATTTATAACACTACAATTTTGAAAAGTGCAGTTATTATTTATCTCAAATATAGTTTTGTTGTAGATTTTTAGTGTGTAGTTATTTCCTTCTATTTTCAAATTACCATTAAATACAGCAGGATAACTTACAGTAGAACCACTTATTGTTGCATAGGTTGAGTGCAATGTATAATTATCATCTAGTGAAAGGACAATATTTTCGACGTATTCTAAAATTTTTAAATAATGTAAATTATTTTTTGCTACTGTTTCAGATACACTTAGTCCTGGTTGTAATCCTAAGTCACTAAATTTTGCCTCAATTTTTTTACATCTAATTCTGCCAGTATGATTACTACTAGAATCTATCAACTGTCCACCATTAAACCTTAAGATACTATTTGATCCTAAAGTAACATCTTGTCCTTGTAAATCAAAGTTATCTCTAATTTCATATATTGTGTTTTCACTAACTACTTGTGAAGCAAAAGATAAAGCAGGATTAAGAATCTTATATCCCAAGGCTCTTACCTCTCCAGTAACAGGAGCAACATCAGCCCCTCTATCACTAATATTTGCAGAAGCATTAAATTTTTGATCTGGAGTTAATTCATTTTCTTGCTCTTGATTTCTAGATATTGTTAAATTTACTGATTCTATACTATCAGCCACAGCTTTTGTTGTAGGAGCTTTTGTTTGAGATTTTGTCTCTAAATCAGACTCCAATTCAGTAGTAACAAATTTATTACCGCTATCTTCCCAAGAAGAACCTTCTCCATTAAATAAATAAATATAGTATACAGAAGCGTCTTCTGAAGCTATGTAGGCATAACCTTTTTGAGTCAACTGACTAGCATCAGGCAAACTATTAACACTATCAAACTGACCATAATAATAACCTGTAGGAAATTTATCTACTTTCTTAGAAATAGTTTCAACAGCAGTGAGTGTACTATTTATTTTATCATTAAGAATTTTACCTTGTTTTGCACTGAGAACATCTGCACTACTGGTAGAATCTAAAGCATCCACAATATTTAATCTAGATTGCTTTCCTTGAACTTCTTGTACAAGTTCATTCCACTCTTCAGCATGAAGTTTGTCACCTTCTTTTTTATTAGTATTTAAATCCATATTTTTTGAATTATGCTAAATTAAAATTAAATGTATAAGTAAAACACTCCTCTGGTGTTTCACCATGATGTGTAATAGTAACACATCCTAATCTCTTATTGATTGTACAACTGCCTTTATACAAGCAATCAAATACTTCATAAACCCTGTCGTCTAACTTTGTAAGGTTATCTATATACTCTTTTAAAAACATTAAAACAAATAGTTTTTTAGTTTCTTTACTGTTAATATAACCAACCATTGACAGAGTTTTGAAGTACTTATCTAAAGCAGTAAATAAAATATCTCTATCCATTGCACATACAATTTGTATCTGTACTTATAGAAGTTCTATAAAGTTCATGCCAAAAGCGAACTTTATCTCTTAAAGCACTTGCTAGATTGAATGCACTATACAAAAGAAGTAAATTGATTGAATAATCATTTACACCACAACAAACACCACTTGTTATATCTTTATAAACAGATTCAAATATATTACTTCTTAAATAATCTTCATTATAAATATAACTGAGTGAATATTCAATTTCCAAATCATCTATAGGTACATAAATAAAAAATATATTTTTATTGATGTCTGCTTTTACAAGAGCTCCATTTATAGAAACATCATCTAAGCCAATTACTTTAGTAAATGAGTAAAGCCCTGCCTCTTCATCCAGAGTACAAGTTACAGGAATTGTTGCCTTCTCATTATCATTAGGTCCATTACCACAATTAAAAGTAATATCAGTGTCTATATAAATATGATGTATATCTATAGTACTTTCAGTCACTTCTACAGTAATTGTATTAAGAGTGCTGTCTAAACTTGTTTTTATATTCATTTGTTACTTGTTGTTTTAGGTTTCATCCTTGCTATATCAAGCTTTGTTTTATTATTTTCTTTATTCATTCCTTCAGTAGATTTCAATTTCTCTCTTTCAAGTTTCATCTTCTCATTGAACTGCCTTATTGACTCTGCAAGCTTATCCTTTGCCTCTTGTGAATATTCAGGCTCCTCAATACCATCCTCAGTCTGCTGCTGCATACCTGCTATGATAAGCTTCGTCTCATTATCCCTCTGATTCAGCTTATCCTCCTGTTCAAGTTTAGCTTGCTCTAATTGAGCTTTTGATTGTATCTCAGCCTGTTTCAGCTGTTGTTCTGCTTGAGCGTTTTGTGCTTGTCTTTCTCTCATATCCCTTTCATCCTTCTCAACAAGTCTCTGTTTCTCCATAAGGCTTGCAGAGTTGTACAGTTTCATAACTGTGGAGAATGAAATCATCTGATTCTGTAGACCAGCTTGTGCAAGCATATCAAGTTTCTGACCTAAGTCTTGGATACCATTTCCAGTATCCACCACTAAGCCATAATCTGCTTCTGCAAATTCATCACCATCTATTGTTGCAATTCTTTGTGAACCATCTGACAGAAGATATGGGAATTTGAGTGTATTGCCTTTCAGTGCTATCTTGGCGGTCTCTAAGAGGCATTCTAAGACTCTCTTCTTGACATCATCATGGATTGTGAAAATCCATTCAGTAATATGAGAGGATTGCAGGGTTGCTCTCTCTACACCACCTACAGTTTCCCTATTGGACACCTGTCCTTCTCTTTGCTTGGTAACACCCATTACCTCAGACATACTCATCTTGATGAACTCAAGCATATTGATGTACATCTGAATGCTGTTTCCAAGCTCTGCATCAATGACACCTGAACTGGCATTATTAAGACCACCAGCAAGCTTACCAGTAGAAGCACCTACATTACCTTCCTTGAAGGAGTCAATAACAGCAAGATTGTTCTTTCTAGCAAAGTAGAGCCACTTATCTATTTCCCAATCCTTTGGTACTTTAGCCAAGTCAAGGGTTATAATCTTGCCCCAGTTTTTAGCCATCATCTTGTTAAGTCTGTCATGGATGGCATCATACAGATAGTTGTATGGCTTTGCCATATCAACAAGACTATAAGGCTTGCTGTCATTAATGTTGTATATGCTGCCTACAATACCAAAGTGGCATCTTGAGGGATTGCTCAGTCTATTGTACTGAACAACTCTAGGTCTCATATTCACATAGATTTCATCACCAATCTTGGTGCCTTCCCATGCCTCATTGATATAGTATATCTCTTCCTCTTCACCTAGCTGCTCATTTGGTACATAGGATTCAGAGTAGAAAGCAAATTGCTCTTCACCTGTCTGCGGGTCATAGGACTTAACCTTCTTGATTTTCCTTCTTGACTTCCAGTACATCCTGAGTACCCTGACATTGCCATTGGTGTCAAATGGAAGAAGGTCTCCAGCAGTATCTGAGAACAGACCTAGTGGGTCAAAGAAGTAGTCTTTACCATCTTCTGCTGTACCCCAGTCCATTCTGTCATCAATCATGTTTGCATTGATGAATCCATTTCTCTCATCCCTTCTGCCAAGCTCATCCACATCATCAGCACTATGTGTGTTGTCAGGAGCAGACTCAATATATTCAATGTCCTTCTTGGTAAGTACATCATAATAGGTGTCAATGACCTTACCTGGGGACCAGTAGTCTTCAATTATGATTACATCAGCATCCTCAATTCTGTTGCTGTAACCAGACCTGAACACTCTAACTTTGAGAGGATTAAGTCTTTCAACAACAGGTTCTCCACCCCTAATATCAATCTGATAAATCTCTTCTCCAACAATAGCTGCATCCATGAAACCATTGTTGAACAGAAGAGGTAGATTGTATTCCTTGATGTAATGATTAAGGAGGTTGTTTGCCCTCACTTCTCTCATATCCTGCCACTCATAAGTGAAGTAATCAGACATCTTTTCAAGCTTCTGATTAAATTGGTTCTCATCTTGTGACTGGTCAGCTATGAGCTGCTGTAGTTGCTGTAGGACAGCACCTTTCTTATTCTCCTCAATCTCAGATATAGAGTTGGGATTAGTAACCACTACTTTGAAATCAAAAAGTCTCTTTGATTCCTCACCACGAAGTACTTGCAGCTTACTGTTAAGTATTGGGTAGTGCTGAATGGGAGCTGGTTCATCATTCTCTTTAATGTACTCAGGATTAATGATTGATTCAAGGTCATCCATGTGAAGGATGCCATTGAACAAGTCATAGTTAATCTTCTTATGAATAGAAGAGTTCCTTACTGGTGCATAGTTGAAGAAGGTCTTACTATCAGCCCACTCCATACAGGCAATTCTCCACATTTTACCTTTCTGTGAAAGAGGTATTTGTTGCTGTGGAAATTTACCCTTATACTTCTGTTTTGCTTTACTTATAAGTCCATTTGTATCCATAGGCACTTAATCTTTTACCAGTACAAACACTTCCTATATGGCCTCCCTTTCCTCCTACTGCTTTCTCAGCTTCTTTAACTGAAGAGTATTCAGCTATAAATGTACCATTTAAAGTATATTGTATTACTGGTTTACTTTGTGTTTCTTTAATTCTCTGTCTTGTATATTCTGATATAGGTTTTCCATACATACCATTTTTATTCCCTTTATTTGCTGCACCTATTTTAAGCTTTGTACTCTCACTACAAGGTTTCCTTCCTGCTTCTGATATTAATTTTCTACTCTCCTCAGTATGGTGTTTACCCTTAATCCAAGGTATATACTTACTTAATTTTATTTTAGTTTCTTCTGAAAAAGATTCAGCACCTTCTCCTCCTTCAGCAATATTATAACTCTTTCCAATACTTTTATAATAAGCTATTAAGGCTTTTTCAAGTTTTACAGCTACTTCTTTATTAGATTTTCCAAGAATAATATGTTCAAAATTTTCCCACCCATATTTCTGAATAGCATTATAAAACTTTATACTATGCTTATATAATTGTCCAGATTTTCCCCATCTTTTATTGGGATTATTATAATGTGTTATACCTACATAGGTAATTCCATTTAATTTATTAATATGTAAGTATATAATGTATGTCATAACCTTCAAATTTAGATGCAAAGATAAGAAAAAGTTTTGAGGTGTGCAAGTAAAAAAGTAAAATACTTATTCTTGCACACCTTTTAGATTAGCGTCTATCATAATTTCTGGTAAAGTAATCATCATTTGCAAGGTCAGAACCATTGATTCTTTTTGCATCCCTCTCACTATAATTACCACCATTTTCTATAATCTTCTCTTCCCTATAGAGCATCAACATACCTAAAGCTCTGATTCTATCAAAGTTCCTAATTGGGTCAAATGCAATGAGTTCCTCTAGTAAAGCCCTGCTTCTGATATTGTAAAGCTGCGGTATTACAGTCTCAGTCTCATTACCATTTTCATCAATAATAGTAACAGTGATTTCTTTCTTAAGCCATTCCCTTATCCTATCATTAGCATAGCTGTTAATAGCAGGTCCAGCATTTACACCATACTTGTTGGAACCAAATGCAGAGTACTTCACAAGCTGCATATCCCTCAAATATTGTGGTGTTTCTGCAAGCAAATACACACAATTTTTCTTTTGGAAGTATGGGAACAAACCCTTTTTGTTTGACTCATATAAGCATTTTGCATTGTAGAATAAACATAAGAGCCTTACCACTTCAAAGTTGTCATCTGCAAATGGATGCCTGCCTGTGTATTCTGCCACTATTCTGTCAGTAAATAAATCCAAAACAAAGGTTGAAGACAGAGAACTTGACTCAGCTTGGTCATTATCAACAGGGTCATGTCCAACTATATATCTCCCTGGAGGTATGATTCCTCTTGAATCCTTCTTTGGCATTTCATAGAACTCTATGGCACCTAAGGTAGAATTATCCACTCCATACTTTCTGATAGGCTGACCACCTGGAGTGAACTTCACACTACCATCAGCACATTGTACCAAATCACCTATAGCCACATCATCATAGGCTTTGGGGTCTAGGTCAAGTTGTTGCAGCCTCTCAGTAAGAGCTGTAACAGGGAAGAAAGCATTCTTCACCTTGATGATGGCTTCAGCTGGAGTGATGGGCATCTCAGCTATAAGTCTCAATACCTGATTAGGGTCAGTGCTATTATACTTGGCATTGTACCTAGCCATAAGTATCTGTACCAAAGCCTTGACTACATCAGATACACCATCTTTGTTATAGCATCCCTTTCTGTTTACATAGGCAGGAAAGAAATAACCAAACTCCACATTACCCTGCTTTGGCTTGTCATAGACATTCTTCAGAGCATAGATATTATTACCCCTAGGATTGTATAGCAAAGTCTTTGCTGATTCAAAGTTGGATTCCTTCTCAGCAGCAGTACCTACTAGGAAAGCAAGACCATAAGTATAGTCACCCTCCTCCATACCCTGCCTGACAATATCAAAGACCTCAAGAAGATTTGGGAATGAACCCATCTCTTCAAAGAAAATATAACCTCTCTTACCTCTCAATTTACCTGAATCATCTTTTGATGATACACCCATTACACTATTTAATGAGCCTTTCTTTCTCCCATAAGAGTCAATGTAACCCATCTGCCAAAACATATCCTGTGAAGAGTTTCTCAATCTTAACCTTGGAAACTCAGTATGCTCGGACACAAAGTTAATCATAGGCTCAAACTTGGACAGTGTACCATCTTTATCAGCCAGATATTCCTTCTGGTGGGCAGTAAGAATTGAGGTAACTCTCTTGTAAACCTCAGAGTTCTCACCTAGAATCAGGTTTTTGCTCATCATAGAAGCAATGGTATATGACTTTGAACAACCACGTCGAGCTAACTCAATAGCATGATTACCAGCCTCTCTTGCTTGGTCCAAGTAATGAAATCTCAGATAGATACCTTCCCATGTCTCAGGGAAGTCCTCAATTCTGCTTGCCTTCTTCTTACCCTCTGTAATCTTGGTGAGCATAATTGGACAATAGTTCATGTACCAATACATATAGCCTGTCACCCATTCACCATCATAGTCTCTCACATACCCTTCTCTACATCTTCTCTTCTCCTCATCAATCCACTTTCTGAACTCACTGTTAGGATTGGGGTTGGGTCTTAGGAATGTATAACACCCATGAGTTTGGAAATGGATTGCAGACTGCCTAAAGTAATCCATGTTCTCAAGGATATGTGGATTAGTAAGGTCTACTTTGATTCTACCTTTCTCATCCCTAGGCAAGTCTCTAGCCCTCTTCCTGTCAGGACTAATCAGATTCTTAATGTATTGGACATTTGTTACAAAGTCCAATAATTGTTCTGCAACTTCTTCAGGTAAGCTCTCAAGGAAATCTTTGGTAATTTCTGTCTGATACTCATTAGTAGGTATGTAGAAATTATCCATCAGTTCCATAGTCACCTAGTATAAAGTGTTTTAACCAGCCTTCTGTATCAAAGATAGTGAACATCAGCCTAGTCAGCTGCATATCCATCTGCCTATAATTTTCCTCTTCCTGACCATCTCTGACTTGTAAAACCAGAGCAACATCACCTACTGGACAGGGTTTAAGGTCTTTATTAACAAAGAATACTCTATAGCAGTATTTCTTCATTGGACCAATCTTGTTCTCTACAGAGGTATGCAAAACAAAATGTCCTTTAATATCAGTAGGATATTGTACTCTTTTATCTTTCAAAAACAGATTAGCAGCATCAATTATATCATTACTCTTCATCTTCCAATATTGCTTTTTGTTGTGAACCTCTTGCTTTCTCTTCAGCCACCAAGTCTTTACTTAGTGTTCTCTCTGCATTGTCTAGGTCAGACACCATCCCAGGTATCTGCTTCATCATAGCCATAGCCTCTTTAAGCTCTTTCATTTCCATGTTATCAAGCTCATCACTCCTGCGTCTGAGCTGCTTTCTGAAAGCATTGATGAAATACCTAGTATCCTCAAGCAGTCCTGCTGAAACTGGCTTAAAGCTTGCATAGAATGTCAAAGCTCTCTGTACAGCTTCATCGGGTCTCCAACCCTCAGACATACCAAGACCCTTGATGATTTCAGCAGCTCTAACTTCTTCATCAACAAGGTATTGATAGTCACTTCTAGGGTCAGCCATAAAGTAAATGTAAGCAAGTTCCTGTTTAGCCACACTCTTGCCCTTGCTAGTATCCCTATCCCAGATGGTCTGGAAGGGTATTAATAATAGGGCTTCAGGCTGAACATTCACTTCATATCCTTCATATTCAAATAATTTGACCACTTCTCTTACTTGTTATATAGTTCAATAACTTTATCATTATATTAGGGTCATCATGTAAATGACCTAATGCCAGATTGCAATTATTACATAATACTCCTCTGTAATTGCCTGTTACATGGTCATGGTCTATGCACAAGTTTACAGTGCTTCCACATACTTCACATCTATCAGGTAATCTGTCAAATTGTTCTGGAGTGAGTCCATACCTACTCATTTTGCTAATCTGTTGCCTATTGTATTTTGTTTGACCTTTCTTTAATTGGTCAGGTCCTCTGAAGTTTTCCTCTTTTATCCCTAATTTCTTTCTTTGAAACTCTCTACCAATAACTTTTAATCTTTCTCTGTTAATGGGATTTTTCATATAATCCTTCATATATTCACGATGTTGTTGATTGATATGAGTTCTATTCCTCTTTCTGTATTCTATCATGTATTCTCTCTCACATTCTTTACACATATAGTAAGGTTTTCCTTTCTTAAACTTGAAAGATTCAATAGGCAATTCTCTTTTACACTTAGCACATATCTTTGTTTCCATAAATAGAAAAAGCCTGCCTAAGCAGGTTAGTTTTAGGTTATAATCTTTGTTCTTGGAAGAATGAGGTTACTGCCTTGCACCTCCTCATACTCCTCAATTACAAAATCAACATCTTGGTCAGTAATAAGCAGATAGTCTACACCATCCATCTTGACCACATTAAAGTTGTAAGACACAACTTTTTGCATGTGCTCCATGTCTCCCTTAAGGGAATCACCCCTATACTTGTACACAGCATATCTCTTAGGATTGACACAGACCAAATCACCTACTTGGACAGACCTGACCATTGGTCCAACTGATACAACCTTTTGGTATTCCTTGAGGTTGCCCTTTGGAATGATAACACCATTCTCAGCGGTCTCTCCATCATATTCTTCCTTAGTGACTAACATATAGTTAGCCATAGGTCTAATCTTCTTTATGTTTATCATCTTCTCTTCTCTTGTTTAAGTCTTTTACTATCTTATATCTTGGATATGTGCATGATAGCTTACCAAGATTTGATATATTGAAATTGGTTTTAAGCTTACTGAAGGCTTTCTCATCAAGTTCCTCTTTAAGAGGTAAGTCCTCTATGGTACACCTGATGAATCTCCAGTAAGCTTTATATACCTTTACCAGTTCCTCAATAGGAATATTGAGTTCTCTAGATAGCCTATTTAGTGTCTCCTGCATTGAGTTCAAAAAGCAATAGTAGTGTGAAATACTGGTCATCCTTGTTTAACCTCTTCGGTATAAGAGGTGGATTGATTCTCCCATCCACAATTACTTCTGTTTTCCTCAGTTTTCCAAGAATAACTTGGAAGAAAGCATCTGAGACACCACATTCAGCTTTCACCTTTGCTTTGATGTCATCACTCATCAGAACCTTGTCAAGCAGTGCCTCATCACTGATGGATTTGCTTAACTCAAATCTGTTCTTGAGTAGTGAAGCTAGGACATCTTGCTCTCTACTAGTAAGATGGTGGAGAGGGGTTAAGAACTCAACCCAAGTTCTGAAGAACTTATCATTCAGAGAAACAGGGATTCTGATACAATTGTTAGCCCTCTCTAATCCCATAATTATTCTCCTTTCTCAGGCTCTTCTTTCTTCTCAGCAGGCTCTTCCTTTGGTTCAGGGTCCTGAGGAGTGAGCACAAGCTCAAGTCTATCAGTGACTTTCTGTACAAACTCTGGTCTGAACTTGTCAGCATGGTCAAGAACCTTGAATGCAAGGTTGATGTCAGAGTAATTCATCTGTGCCCTCAGGTCTTGCATAGCCTGTTTGAGCTTCATGTTTTCATCATAGATTTGCTTTGCTCTAGCAGTAGTTTGCTGTGCATAAGCCTCTAGTTCCTCATAAGTGAGTTTCTTCTTCTCTTCGTTGTTTGCCATAATATTAATAATTTTTAAATGGATTAAATTGTTTTACAGGTCTTTCCCTGTATAATGGTTTGAATGCAGTTTTCTGTAGTTCAAGCCATATCTCAATATTGGCTTTACCTATGTCAGTAGAACCACAATCATCACAATAATCTTCTGCAATACCTTGTGGAACAGTCATAATCTTTAAGGAACCACAATGCTTGCAATAATAGACTGGGAGTCTATTATAATCCTCTTTAGTCAGTTGTTTGTGTCCTAAGTTGTCCATGAACTATTCTCCTATCATAGGTGGCAGTGCCTTTCTTTCTCTTTCTGTTTGAGAAGGGCCTCCTTGGATAGACATCACCATAGAGAGATACATGGCCTCTTCTAATAGCTCTCCTTACAGACCTGAATCTACTGACACCCTCAAATGTCCTTAAAGATAGTGTTCCTTCATCTTTGAATGCAGCTACTCTGGCAAGATGCCTTTGCATCGCCAACTCTTGTGCTTTTTCTCTGAACTCTTCTTCAGAAATCGGTTTAGTTAATTGCTCCTCTTCCATAATGTTACTAGTTTTTAACAATAAAATATGGCAATGTAGTTTGTCTCAATGCCATCCCTAGATGGGAAGATACCCACTAGGTCTTCTCTTTTAACCTTAAGCTCATTAAGTTTTTCTATAATCTTACTGAGAAAAGGTCCTTTAATCATGTCTAGTTTCTTCTCCATTTTATTAAATTTCAGTAGCAAGTAGTGGAATCGAACCACTGGAGTCCTGCTTATGAGACAGGATGGAATACCAATTCTACTTGCTATTTGAGCAGGTAGTGAGAATCGAACTCACATCTTCAGCTTGGAAGGCTGTGATAATAGCCTTTATACGATACCTGCATTTGAGCCTCTGATAGGACTTGAACCCACAACCTGCTGAGTACAAAACAGCTACTCTACCAATTGAGTTACAGAGGCATTACATATTACTTTCTTCTCTTGATACCAGTAATACTCTTGTTAAGAGCATTTGCTCTTTCAGTCAAGTTTTCTACTTGCTTTTTAGCAGCTTTCATAGCTCTATCAAGTCTAGGTTTATCATTGATAATCTCATTGTATTGCTCAATGGTTCTAGCATCTGATTCAGCTTGCCACCTTAATTCATCTTCTGTCATTTTTCTGTTTGCCATAATATTAATCTTTTTAAGATTGTACTCCCCCTGGGACTTGAACCCAGACGCATAAAGCAAGGGATTTTAAGTCCCTCATGTCTACCTATTCCATCAGAGGAGCTTAAAGTGGGGATAGAGAGACTCGAACTCTCACTCCGAAGAACAACATCCTAAGTGTTGCGTGGCTGCCAATTACACCATATCCCCATTTTAGTGGGAGTGTAAGGAATTGAACCTCTCTAGCCTAAGGCTTCAGATTTACAGTCTGAACTAATTCACCACATTAAAGCACTCCCATGTTGGCTCTACTGGATTTGAACCAGTGACTTCTTGAATATCAGTCAAGCGTTCTACCTCTGAACTAAGAGCCAATTTAGCAGGAACTAGAATATGAGAACTCAATTACCTGCTTTTGGGTATCACACCCCTTCCCAGTTACATTGATTACATAAACTCATTGCAATAAGTATATCTTTCAGAACCGAGGCACCAGTTGTTTGCAAGCCAACTGATTAATAGCTCTTGCAAAACTATTTGCGGTCTATGGGAGAATCGAACTCCCACCACCAGAGAGACAATCTGGTATCCTAACACATTGGACCAATAGACCATTTTCTTGCAGAAGTAGAAGGAATCGAACCTCCAACTATGGTTTTGGAGACCATTATTATACCATTTAACTATACTTCTATTGCGGGAACAGAAGGACTTGAACCTCCAACCCCCTGATTAACAGTCAGGTGCTCTACCATTGAGCTATGAACCCAAATAGCAGTGTAGTAACCGCCCTACACTGCTGAATAACCAATTAACATTATGAAAACAATGAACTAGTTTGGGTGTTAGGTGGGGCTCGAACCCACGACCTGCTCATCCACAATGAGCTGCTCTACCAACTAAGCTACTAACACAGTGGAGTCATGGGGAATCGAACCCCAACTCATAGCTTGCAAAGCTATTGTGCTAACCATTATCACTATGGCCCCTGCGCCAACCGTTAAACTCTTATCTTTACCTTAAGACTATTACATAAGAGAAAAAGGCTCACGGTTGCCCCACAAGTTACTCCTTTTTTTTTTTTGCGGAGAGCAGAGTACTCGAAACTCAAGGTGTTACCCTCGCACTTCTTAGCAGGAAGGCTCCTGTCCTACAGAATTTACTCTCCAGTTTGCTGCCTGTTTAGGTGCAGCAGCCCACCTCACACTTCAGCCTCAAACGATATTACTTAGGCAAGTAGGAACCACTTATAGTAGTAAGGGTGAGAGTCGAACTCACTATCATCTGAATGTAGGTCAGAGGTCCATATCCGATAGACGGCCTTACTATATATTCTTTTTATATTCTTTTAATTTATATCTTTTAGATTTTCCTCTATTAACAGAACCAAAGTTTGAAGTTAAAGAATGACAATTTGGGCAAAGGAGTTGTAGATTCTCTATCCTATTATTTGTACAATCACCATCAATATGATGAACTTCTAAAGGAATCCTATTTGTAATAGGATTTATTTCTCCCCAACCACACTTTTCACACTTATTATGATAACATATCATCAGATACTTCCTGATAAAATCATATCCATCTTCAGAGGTAAATTTTTCAGGTGTCTTCAGCCACTCTTCTACTTTCTTATTATGTTCATATTCTGCATGACATTTACAACTACAAAAATTTAGTATTTTGAGTTCCTACTAAATCTTTTCCACAATTAAGACATTTTCTATCTTTAGAATGCCTTTTAGAAAAATCTTCTTTAGGATTAATCAGTCTCCTCTTAGGAAGTACTATTCCTAGTTCTTTTGCCTTCTTTCTAATATATCCTCCAGAGACTCCATACAATTTTCCAATCTTTTCATAAGGAAGATTATCATCAATAATAAGTTTCCTTAAACTCTCTTTTTCATAAATCATAGCGGAGAGCTGAGGTGTCAATCCCCATACATTTTATTGTACCAACTGTTTTCAAGGCAGTGTTGCAGGTCGCTGCAATTAACTCTCCATTCCTTATTTGAATCTGTGTCACTATGTCAAAGTTCACTTGATTTCTGTTTTGAAATCTGATGCAAAGATACGAACTTTTTTTGACATAATAAAATATTTATTTGTTAAATAAAGTTAATAGATTCTCAAGGTCTTGATTATCAATAATTAAAGGACACTTATGAATGTAGTAAATTCTATCTTCTGTAGTGTTTTCTTCCTTATATTTTGTTGCTTTTTCTTCACCAAAAAACACTTTTTTAGGGTATTCTTCAATAAAATCTGTGCATGTTACCACAAATATTGTTGTTTCCATAATTAATATGTTACATTTAATCCACCTAATATACAGTTACAATTTCCACTACCTCCATTAGAAGGATGATTTGAGCAATTCTTGCAAGCTTCAGGAATTGTTGTATAAAAGTTTTTACCACTATCATCTATATAACCACACCCAGGAATACTATCTATACTCACAATATTCTGAAAAGGAACATTGACCTTTTTTAACCCAAATGGATTAAGCATCATTAGCAAGAATGTCATCCACAAGGTACTTTCAGGAATTTTATTCATGAGGTCAACTAAAGGTTGCTTTTCTTCATCAGTTAAATCTTCAAAGTTCTTACCTTCAAGACCAGTTATTGCTTGTTTAAACTTCTCACAGTCTTCAGATTTAGAGAATTCTGCTACTTGGTCTATTAAAGTACATAATTTACTCTTTACTTCTTCTGCATTAAAATCTTCCATACTTTTATAGTGTTCATTAAACCCATCTCCAGGAACTGAAAAGGCTATTTTTAACACACTGGGAGGAATGCAATTATGCTTTTTATTCATAGTTGAATCAAACTTAAAAACCAATAAACAGCAGGAGCATACCACTTCTGAGGATAATTCAAATCCAAGTTACAGGTCTGACTTTCTTTATATCCTACTTTATAGGCATTGTTATGACTAATCCATTCCCTAACCATCGAAGAGATGCTTCTCTTACCAAAGGGAGATTCTACATGATTCTCCTCTAATTCATCCTTCAAGACAGACAGAATACATTCCATTAAAATAGGATTGTCTATCTTATAAGAATCCTTTACATTAATATTCTTTTTTGAGACTGTTATAATAAGTCCTTGAATTTCAGTTCTATATTTCATATCTTAATGGTGTATAAGTTTTACACATATATCTCATTCTTTCAAAAAGTTGTCTAAAAAGTCTTCCATCAAGACCACTTGTTTCAATTGCTTCTTTTGGGTCAGGAAGAGGTAATAATAGCTCTTTTCTTAAACTCCTTCTAATCTTTTCATGTATACACATATCTTTTTATGTTGGTACAATTATGGCAACTCTATGAATATTCCTTATATTCACATTACTATTAAGCAATAAAGAGACCTAGCCACCAGATTAAGCTTTCTGTAGGTGGTTAGCTGTAGAGTTTCACTACAACCTTTACAGTGTACCTAGGGGCGGTTACAAATGATTGATTACTCTTTTATCTCAAGGACTGCTTGCCTCTACCCTTCTGTATATCCTTTACTTTCTACAGCTGGTGCAGTCACCCTAGATTCCTAGTAAAGTGCTCTTTTACTGACTAATAAGTGAATTAAACCCTTGCCATCGGCTTCTTAATTCAAATGCAAAGATAAGAAAAATTTCTGACATGACCAAATAAAAAAGTAAAATACTTTGAGGTGGAATAAGTAAGTGCTTGGTTTTCAAGAAAAATTTTTAATT